ATTATTTCTTTTATAGTTTTTTTATTTTCCTCTGCTATTTTTTTATTTTCTTCAAAATCGCTATCATCGTAATCGTTTGCCATATTATTTTCCTTTTTTCGTGTTAATGATATCAGTTGCTTTAATCCCATATACGGCAGCCACTACTGAAATCCATAAACCGGTTATCCACCAAGGCATATCTTGTAATTTAGAAAAATACAAGTCTAGTTTTTTAGAAATATCTTCGTCTTCTGCAAATACAGAATACGCTAATAAAAATAGAGGTGACGATAACGTCAATAAAATGAATTCATCTTTCCAATCGTTTTTTTGATTTTCAAAAACTTTACCAGTGTATTCAATTTCACCACGTTTCATTTTTTCCGCATGCAACAATGCTGCTTCTGACATAACGATTTCAGATTTCTTTTTGTTAGAATAGATTTCTACTGCGGCCTTAACTCCAGAGCCAATTAAACTCCATGGAAACATAACTTAGTACCAAGTAGCAGATCTTTTTTTCTCAGCTAAAATTTTTCCTTGACCTTTGACCATATCTTTTTGAGATTCAGTTGGATTAGTCATCTCTATTTCCTTGATGTTCTCACATGAAGCACCATAAGAACTTTTTTTAGCTTTTGATTTATTTTTTTTCATTATTTTTTCCTCTTTTTACTCATTTTAGCTTCAGATAAAGCAATTGCAATAGCTTGTTTAGGATTTTTCACAATTTTTCCTGATTTTCCACTGTGAAGTTTACCTTTTTTAAACTCTCTCATTACTTTTCCTACTTTTTTCTGTCCTTTGCTCATTTTTTTCATTATTTTTGTCCCGTATTTTTAAGTTGCGCCGATAAAATTGTTTTTTCAATCGACGTATTAGCTCTTAAGCGTGCTAATTCTTCATTTTGATCAAGTTTTTGTTGGTCTGTCATTTGATTCATCATAGTTTTCATCTTATCTATGTTATTTCTCTCTTGATCTGCCTTCTTTTTACGTTCATTTTCTTGCGCTTGTAAATCTAACTCTCTTGCTTTTAATTTTGCAATAGGATCATTGTCAAATTGAGAAGTAATTTTTTGTTCTTCTTTCATAAACTCTTCCATCATTTCAGCGATCAATACAGCTTTTCTTGATTCAATTTTTTCTGTCAACATTCTTACTTGCATTTGCATCTGCATTTGCATCTGTTGAGCCATTTGTGGATTTTGTTGTATTTGTGGATTAGCCATTTGTTGTTGCATCATTTGTAATTGTTGCAATTCATTTCTAAACTCTATTTCTACTTGTTCTTGAGCCATTAATGAAATGTGTTCAAAACAATTTTTTTCTAATGCTGCCATAATCATAGGGGCATTTCTTGCCATATTGGTTGCCATAAAATTTAAATGTGCAGTCATATGTGCTCTATGATCTTGTCCAGGAAATGCTTGGAATGGTGTCCCAGCAAGAGAGTCAATATGTTCTAATGCTGGGTCCTTTGGTTGTGGGGGTTGTGGACGAATTAATATTTTATCAATATCTTTGACACCTAATGCTTCATACATGTTTCGGTATACTTCATATTGATTATGAATAGCAGGATTGGACGCTGCCAATTGTAATTCCGTTTGAGCGAGAGAGATTCGCTGTGTTTGAGAGAAAATATTTGGATCTGCAACTGGCAGGATATCTACACGATCATCAAAGTCAGATTGTTTAATAGTTTTTTCTGCTCCTACTACATCATATGGATATTCTTGTGGTAGATATAATTTGAATACTCTAGCTAATAATTTAAATTCATTTTTAAGTGCTGCATAAATTCTTTTATGAATTGCAGACATCGTTCTCGATCCTCTTTCCAACAGCGCTACGGTCGTTCCCACTGCCGCTTGTTGATTCCCGTCACCTACTTGCATGTCCGCTATTGAAGCAAAGCGTTGACCTGCTGTTACAACGACCCCCATTAATTGTAATAAGGTTTGAGAAGGCTCTTTAAATGGAAGCATCATAAATGAATCTTTGATATTTCCACCAGGTGCATCTACGTCTCTAAATTCTCCTGGTTGTATTGCTTGAGCATCATCTCGAATTCGTATTCCTCGTTGCTTGAATCCGGCTGGTAAATTAGATAAGGTTCCTGCATCTAATAATTGTCTTAATGCAGCAGTTGCTGTTCTTGATAATCCACCAATCATGTGAATTAAACCAAAACCATAAAAACCTAGTCCTGGTAAAAATTTAAAATGTACAAAGTATTGTATTTTCTTTTTTAATGGATCGTTAATTTCATAATTTCTTTTAATCGATAAAATTTCTCTAGAGTTTTCTTCTACCGTTACAATATAAGGAAGTTTAATTCCAGTTGGGTCCCCTGACTGTAAATCTACATCTTCAAATCCATCTAAATCTAAATTAACATGAAATTCCAAAAGAGTAAAAATATCATCATAATTTGTTTTAGAAATACCTTCTAGCTCTCTTTCTTTTTTTTGAATTTCTGTTTCTTTATCATCCCCAGGTTGTAATTCAATGTCTCTATAAAAACCTGCTACTTGTTGTTTACGTAATTCGTTTTCTGAAATTTTTAAGGTATGTACAATGGCTTCTGCATCATCTAATGAATTTGCAGAATAAGGAACGACTAAATCATCTGCGGGTACAAATTTAGAAACAGCTCTTCCTTCTATCTCATCATAATAAACTTTTTTAAAAGAAGAACCAGCTAATGGTAAATGAAATAACATCGTATCAAATTCTGGTTCATACTCTTTCATTTGATCCATGATTTGATAATTCATAAAATCTTTAACACGTTTTGCTTGTTGTTCTTTTTCGGTTGTTGGGTTTCCTAAAATCTGTGTTCGTACTGGGCCATCGGCTGGTAATAATTCTTTGTACGCCAAAGCTTGAAATTGAGTAATCGCTTCTGCTAATACAGGGTGGGTTGCACCTGACGCACCACTAAAGGGTTCGGTTCGTTGTTCGTATTTAAATCCTAGTAAATCTAAACCTTGTTTATAAGCTGTCTCCCAATCTTTTCTTGAATTTTTATAATCTTGATAATTTTGATATAACTCTGATCCTAATCTTCCTAAAATATCTTCTGGAATAAAATCAGCTAAATTAGCATAATGATTTTCGGAACCTTCTACAGAGGCAATAGCTGGGTCAAATTCTAAGTCAACACTTCCATCTTCATTTTCTACAATCTCAACAGGGGCTCCTTTTTCTGCGACTTCCTCTTGTTCTTGTAATTGTTCTTCAACAATTGCTTCTTCCGATGGGACAGTAATTGTTTCTTTAACGTTTGGTAGTGTTTTGTCTATATCTGCCATTTATTTTCTCCAATCGTACTGTTTTAACAGTATTATAATTAATATTCAAGCCTTGTGGCTGCGGTCCTGATTTTGGTGGCACCGTAGTAGTTAAACGTTTTTTATTATTCAGGGACATATTCCTCAGATTCTAAACCAGAGGTAGGAACTTTATCTTTTCTAGATTCATATACTTTTTCTCGTTTAGCTTGCAGCTGTTCAAAAAAAGCATCTCTTGCATCTAAAGCTTTTTGAGTATCTTTATCTATAATAGTCTCTATTCCTCTTAATCGGTCTCTATGCCTTGTTCCACTTTTGGCTGCATACTGTAGTAATAAATCCCTGTCTTTTTTATTTACAGAGCTTAACATATCTATTTCATCTTTAATGGTTGTCCCTAATCCAAAAGTAGGTAGGTTTAATAAAATTTCTTTTCCGGAATATCCAGAAGCGTAATCTATAGGTGCTCCTAGAAGAGCTCCTAATCCTGTTTCGGCTGCTATAAATTTAGATAAAGGAGACTTTGCAATTTGTGAAGCATACTTGCTTACATTTTTTATTCCTTTCTTTTTTATTGTCTGTAATTCTTTTAATGCATCATCTGCTAATGCATTTTTACTAACTCTAGGCAATCCACCTTCTGCTAATTCTACTTGTCGTAATTTTGGATCTTCCATACCAGGCATATCTGGCATCACAGGGATAAGATTTTTATATTGTTCCTCATCTATAAATTCATCTGTTCCTATTCTCATTTCTTCTGAATAAGATTTTTTATCTTCTGAAATGGATTCAACATTAGGTCTCGTGATATAAGCTATCATTTCGTTATATTGTTTTCTATTTAAAGGCATTTTATAATCCTTGTAAATAACTTAAACCACCACTAGCAAAATTGCCTCTTTGTTTTAATTTTCTTTCAATTAAATCTGCTCTTTCTTTAATAATTTGTTTTGCTGTTTTTGGTTGTAATATATCTGCAGCGTATTCTGCAGCATCATCTTCAAAATAGGATGGTCCGTAAGTAGCATCATTTATTAAAGGACTATTATAACTTCTAAGATCGTCTATTTCTTCTATATTCTCAACATATTCTCCTTTTTTATTTTTTATATAACCCTTATGTTCATAAGTTTTAAAATCAAATTTATCTTTTAAATCTTTTAATACTTTAACATCTCCTTCAATAGGCATGTCGTTGATATGTATAGAATAACTTCCATCTGAATCCTTAAAAACTTTTTTTTGTTTAGCCATATCTTCTAAAAAATTTTTTGCTTTTTTAGTATGGGGTACTAAGTTTGAATATATTGATGTATATACCTGTGGACTTCCATCGATGTACTCTCCATCAAAATTTTTACTAAAAATAATATCTAAGTCTTTTGCTTTCTTAGCACCTTTTCTTGCTAATCGAAGTGCACCGGTTCCTAATGCAGCAATCCCTGCTCCTACTCCAGCTGCTCCTTTTAAAAATCCTCTTTTATTTAAATCTACACCTTCATCCATCATTGGGTTTATAGGCAATGTAGTTTTTTCTTTTGGAAGTTTACTTCCATCTTTAAAACCAACTCTGCCACCAGATTGATATCCTAAATTAGCTCTGTACTGTTGTTGTAAAGCATCCACTCCTGACATATCTCTTGCTGCAGCACTTAATCCTAATGGATCTGCAATAGCTTGTTGTACAAGAGTATTACTTGTTCCATCTCCATCAGATTCAGTTGTACTCATGGTTCCTGTTGTCCCTGTTGGTCCATACGCTCTCGCTGCATTTAATGCTAAAGATCCTATGGGACCAAGTACTGCACTTGCAACCATAGAACTAATTGGATTAGCTCTTGCCATGTTAGCAACATTTCTTCCAAAATTTCCCATAACGGATCCAACTGTAACTGCTGGATCTCCATATCCTCCGATACCACCACCAGCTCCAACCGATGCTGCTCCTGCAGCAGTCGCTGCAGCATTAGCTGCTTCCGATCCCATATCACCAGTATCTCCGGAACCTCCTCCGCCACCACCAGCATCGTTTCCACCAGCGCCATCATCTCCACCTGCACCACCAGTATCACCTGGGCTAGATGCAAAGAAACTTGGTATACCATTTATTTTTTTACCAGATCCACCTAATGCTTTTAACACTCCTGCTTCTTCTGGATTAATATATGCAAGAAATTCCCCTGGAGGAGCTTTTGCTTGTAATTGTTGTAAAGTCATTCCACCACTTTGATAATTAGTTCTGTCTATTCCCATTAAATAATCTAGACCTGTAGATCCGCCGTTTGCAAAAGAACGAGAAACGGAAACACTGCCTCCTTTATCTTCTGGATTAACCATAAGATTAAATTTAGTTCCTTCGTCTGTTGTATATTCAGCACCTAATCCAGGACTAAGATATTTATCTTTATAAACTTCTCCTCCTAAATCTATTCCATATTTTTTTCCTAGTTCAGACAAATCTACCTTAACTCTATTTTTTCCAAACTTTAAATCTCCTAATAATTTTAATTTTTTACTTAGTGGAATATTAAGACTAACAATTCCATCCAAAATTTCTTCTTTTATTTTTACTCCTTCTTCAGGAGAAGAAGATGAGGTGCTAGCAGATATATTTGTTTTAAGATAATCCGTTAATTTAGATCCTTCATTAAAACCTACCCTGCCACCGGTTGCGAATTCTTCTGGAGGTAGTTTATCTATATCTATTGTTTCTGGAAATTCAATTTTCTTTGGTTGAATGTTAGGAAAATCTGTTTCAATTTTTTTCACTGCTTCTTTGGGTGAAGTCATTTTGTAAAAATCAGGTACTAAACTATCTACTTGTTCTAATGCATCTTCTCCATAATTTTTTCTAAATACATTAATAACATCTTCTTCATTCGATGCACCTCGAATAACTTCTTCTAAATTCTTAGGAACTTTTAATACTCCTTTTTGTAAATCATCCATCATCTTATACCTGACCGCTGCACGAACCAGTCCTTCGTCTTGCAATTTAGACATAGCTTTTTGCGATTGCATGACATCTCCTAAAATATCATCTAACGTTTGACCTTTACCTTTAGTTAATTCTTCTAGACTCTTGCCGCTCGCTTCTAGTTGCTTGACGCGAGATTCGAGGTTTCCCATAACTGTACCTGGGGGAGCCTTTTGTCCTTTTTCTTTTATTAAAGATGTAATTCCTTCTGGTGTAACTTTTTCTTTAGTTCCAAATTCTACAACTTCTGCCATAGGTGGATTAATTCTATTATCTAATCTTCGTAAGTTTCCTTCAAAGACTAATCGTTCCATGTCATTCATTTTAGGAAGATCAGGAAGAAGTTCTTCCATTTCTTTTTTAGCATTCATAACTGCTTCATCGGAAGCAGCTTCTATATTTAAATCTTTTTTAATGTATCGTTTAATTTCATTGTTAGGTAATTTAATAACATTTGTTCTGGTACCAATCGTTTTATTAATGGCATTTTTTCCAAAAAGTTTTGCTATTAATTTTAATAAACTAACCATATTTAATAATATTCCCGTTTTATGGGTGGCCTTGGATCATCCAAATAATCTTCTGGATGTTCAATAAACCCTCCTTGTCGAAAACGCATTACCGCTTGAGTCATGGAATCGACTAAGTCGTCATGATCACCATACGGAAACGCTGCACATTCCTCAATGACTTCTTGAGCAAATTGCTGGTCGGTGGGCGCCCATATGCATCCACTCTCAAATAGAG